TATTACAACTTCGGCTACAACTTCAAATAATGGTTTGAATACCGGTGCATTTTATTTAAGTGATAGTAACGCCGGTTTATATAGAGATAATACTTATGATGTTGTTTTATTACAAAACAATTCATCTGGTAATCCATTGTATTTAGCAGGAGCTGGTGATGTTAGAGTTAATATAGATGCAAATAATAATCAGGGAGATAGTAGATTTGTAGTTGGTAATAATGGTATAAAGGCATCAAATGACTTATTTTATGTAAATGAAAGTGGTACAGCATATGCAGCAAATGACTTTAGAGCACCTATATTTTATCAATCAGATGATACAAATGTAAGATGGGATAACAATTTATTTGTTTTAAGAGGAACTTCACCAACAATATATTTTAGAGATACTGACCATAACTCAGCAATGTTACATACAAACTCTAATATATTTTATGTATTAAGAGGTGGTAATGATAGTGAAAGTTGGAGTACGGTAAATGGTTGGTGGCCTTTAGAAATTCGTTTAGATACTAACAATGCAACATTTGGCGGTTCGGTGACGGTAAGAGATAATGTTGATGCTACATCTTTTAGAGATAGAGATGATACATCTTATTATTTGAATCCAGCTGGAACATCCATTGTTAATGCAATGGAATTTGGTGGTGATATATCTACAAATACCGATAACGGTTCTAAGATATTTGGTATGTTTGTACCGGATGGAAAGTATCAAACTCGTAATTGGCATGCTGGTGATGGTGGATATGTTTGGGGTGGAATGCAGTATGTGACAGGAATGAGTGATTCACCAATTGGTTCATATTCACATAGAGGAACTGGTGGATGGCAAGGTTGGAGACAGAATGGATGGGTGCCGATTGATAGAACAAAAACTTATAAGGTATCTGCTTGGATTAGAACTATTTCTGGTAACCCATATTGTTATCTTTCATTTACACAAGCCGGATATGATTATTCTCAACCTGATAACGGTGGTTGGGGACAACCTTATTATTGGAGCGGTGTAGCACCATCTTCTTGGACAGAATACACAATGACTATTGGACCAGCGGGTTCTGGTGCAGGATATACTTGGTATTCATATGCACGATTTATGCAGCTAGGATTCCTACACAACTATTTGTATAGTGGATATAGTGGTACTGCAGAATTTATTGGATTTAAGATTGAAGAAGTTGATAATACATTAGCAGCTAGTACAACGGTATTAGGTACGATAACTGCAACTCAATTTATAGATGGTAATGATGGTAGTTTCTTAGCAGACCCAACTGGTACTTCTAGATTTACAAACTTAAATTTGGATGGTACATTGGGATTCCGTAGAGCAAGTGGTGATTATGGAACATATATTAGAGCAAATGGATATCCGGCACAAGGATATGGAAATGGCGATGGTTCTAAATATTGGGTAGAATTAGGAGCAGCTGGTGGTGTTCATATTGTTCTTAATACCGATGGTGGTGTGGGTGCAGGTGAAAACTCATTTGACCACTTTACTGTATGGCAAGGAAATAATAATGGTAACCGATTATTTTGGGTAACTAATGCGGGTAATACAAATGCAGCATCTTCATTTAGAGCACCAGAAATGTACGCAGACAGATTCTATGATGATGATACAACATTTGGTTGGAGATTTGGTAGTGGTGCCGGTGTAACTAGACATATAAACTTAGCAAGTGGTACTGGTGACCCATCAAATCCTGGTGGACAACTTAATGGTATATCTTGGGGGCAAAGGGGTGATAGTAATCCTTATTATTTAATCCACGTAAGAAATGGTGAAAACTATAATGGTAACTATACTAAATTAACAATAGCTTGGCATACCGGTATCCATATTGGGGCAGACCCTTATTATGGTGGTACTAACTTCTATGGACAATCTCCTGGTGTTTCAATGCCTTTATACTTTAGTGTTGGTAGAGGTGATAGTGGTGTAAGAACATATAATAGCCATTGGGCAAGTATGTATTATGATATTAATGATTCTACATACTATTTCCAAGGTAATAATAGTGGTATTTCATTAAGAACAAGAGGTGAGATACACGCTGGTACTGCAAACTCTAGAAATGGTGGTGTTGGATTTGTAGCAAACGATGGTTCAATATTAGTAAGAGCACAGGGTGATAACTACCATAAGATTTGGTATTATGATGGTATAGCATTTGGTACTAATAGTGCACACGGACACTTCCGTTTCTATGGTGAAACTAATACACAAAGAAATAGCGGTACAGGTGGTGCAAACTTGTGGGTTGATATGGATATGACAAACGGTAACGTTTTCAACTATGGCTCACTTCGTTCACCAATCTACTATGATGTGTATGATACTGCATATAGAATTGATGGTAATGGTGATTCTCGTTTATGGTATTTAGGTGTTGGATATGAAATGCCTGAAAAGAGATTGCATGTACAAGGTGACCACGGAAGTACTGCAATAAGATTAACTATACCTGGCGCGTATAACGGTACTGGTCAAAGAGTGAGTATGCAATGGTGGATTTCTGAACCTGGTAATACTTGGAATGGTGCTGGATTTGGATATAATGTTGATAATAATTTAAATAGTGGAACAAACACATACTATTGGGGTAGACCTAATACATCTTTGGGGCAAGCTTATATAAGATTCTCTGAAGGTGGTGACATGTATTTCTATAATACAAATACTTCTGGTACTCGTGTTACAAATATGGAGATGTATCCAAATAATACCGTTTACATCAATAACTACGCAACGGGAGGTAACTCTTTAAGAGCACCAATATTCTATGATAACCAAGATACTGGATACTATTTAGACCCACACAATACTGATAACCAAGGTTTAAGAATTAGAGGTGGTACATTCCACGGACCAAACTGGAGCTGGGGTAAATATCTAAGAGTTGGCACTAATGGTAGAATTGACGGCCAACCATCGGTAGCAACTACTAATGGTAACTTACATATTGATAACGAAAACGGGTATGAATTATATCTCAACCACTATTCTGGAAATAGAACATACACTTATGAATTAAGACCTACATTCATTTATGACCAGAATGATACTACATTCTATTTAGACCCTAATGGTGATAGTAGAATTAGAAACCTATACATTTGGTATGGTAATAGTATAATTCACTATGGTTATAACAACTCCGGTGCATATGCAATGAACAACAACTCCACTTATTGGGGATTGATGATTAATGTATCTGCAAATGACTGGAGATTAGGATATGGTGGTACGGGTTCAATTGTTGGTTGGAACTTACGTTGGGATAATGGTAGTACTGTATGGGCAAATGGTTCATTCAGAGCACCTATATTCTACGATTCAGATGATACCGGATATTATATAGACCCTAATAGTACTTCGAATGAGGCATTAAGAATGAGAGGTGGTGCATTATTTGGACCAAATCCATCTTGGGGTGCATATATGTACGTTGGTTCAAATGGTAGACCAAACTCTTGGGGTTCTGCCGTAGTAACCAACGGTAACTTACACTTAGATTGTCAGAATGGATACGAAACATATATTAATCACTATTCTGGTAATAGAACATATCTTTATGAGATTCGTACAAACTTCATCTATGATAGAGATGATACATATTATCAAGTAGACCCGAATGGTTATACTAGAATGAATAGAACACACTCATTCTATGTAGCAAATAACTACGATGTATCTGCAAACCATCCTTACGGAATGTATTACGCAGAAGGATTATCATCTGCGTATGCTGTATTTAGAGAAGGCGGTGGGTGGAGTTATCCTTATCCTGATTTAAGAGTTGCATTCCATACTGGTATTAAGTTTGGTGGTAACCCATCATATGAAGGTATGAGATTCTATACTGACTACGATATGAGTAGTATTGTATGGCAATTCAATGGTGGTTCAAACTACTCATACCAATATACATGGAATCAGTTTACTGGTCATCATGGAGTTTACTCTCCTGCCAACGGTGCACACTGGTTCCCTAACAACTATTCTTCTTATGGTGCTTGGTTATCGTTGGGTAATAGAAGTGGTTGGTATGGTATAAACGTTTATGATGGTAGTGGATATAGTAACCACTTTATGTGGGAGAATGGTAATGGTGGTATCTATATGCAGAACTGGGGTAGATGGTGGATGTATTGTAACAGAGATGCACACTCAATTGGATTGGGTACATCATCTACATCATACTCATATAGAGTTTATATAAATGGTTCGGTTTATGCAGAAGGAAATATTGTTGCATATTCTGATGCTCGTAAAAAAGAAAATATTGTAACTGTAGATAATCCATTAGAAAAATTAAATAGTTTAAGAGGAGTTTATTTCAATCGTATAGATGATGAAAAGAAAGTAAGAAATATCGGTGTAATTGCACAAGAGGTTGAGCACATTCTTCCTGAAGTTGTAACTTACGCACCAGATGTGGATGAATATGGAGTTGATTATGGTAAATTTGCTGGATTATTTATTGAGGCTATTAAAGAGCAACAAAAAACCATTCAGAAGCAACAAACTGAAATCGAAGAATTGAAAGAAATTTTAAACAAAGTAATACTTAATAATAAAGGATAAATTATGGCATTAATAAAAGATTATGAAATACCTGGAACAGGAGTTACGGTACCAAATGCATACCATGTGGTTACTAATATTAAAATAGAAAAAAGAATAGCAGATATTAAACCACCTGTTGATTCTTCTAGACCAAGTGGATACACCGTAAGAGATGAAAGTCCTGGAACCGAAGTTTATTGGAAAAAAGGTTATACTGCTGAAATAGCAGTTACCGTTTGGAAAGATAAAGCTGCAAGAGAAAATGAAGCTAAGCCAATAGGTCAAATTGGTGTTAATCCAACTGACAACCTATATGGTGCAAGTGTTGGTACTCCTGGTTTAGACCATCGTTGTAAATTCTTTTTAGAAGTTCCATCTGAATTAAGTGATTTAGAACAGGCATACAGACACTTATTAACATTGGACTATTATAGTGGTTCTTTAGAAGATTAGTATAAAAACAAAGTAATCTTATATTTATAATATATTAAAGAAATAATTATGGCATTAACATACGAATGGAAATTAACAGGTTTAAGAAAACAACAAACTGCAAATTTAGATAATGTAGTTGTTGGTACATTCTGGAAAGTAACAGGTACTGATGAAGATGGTAACACCGGTGAATTTAGTGGTGCAACCCCATTTGAATTATCAACTGTAAATACTGCAAGTTTTACCGCATATTCTGATTTAAGTGAATCACAAGTATTAGAATGGGTAAAGCAAAGAGTAAGTGGTTCAGCTAGAACCGCATATTGGGACCATATTGATAGCGTAATTTTAAGAGATATAGATTCTAAAAAATACGAAAGAGTTATGGTTATGGAGTCTGACTTACCTTGGTCACCAACTTCTGGTAGTGGTGCATATGGTGTGGACCCACAACCAGTATAACATATTTTCCATAAAAAATAGTGTTAATATCCAAAACGCAATAAAAAACTAAATTTGTGTTTTGGATATTTTGTTTATATTTATATGTGTATTTTTACACTTAATAACAAATACAAACTTAAAATACAAATTGGAGAAATAAAATGGCAGAAAGAATCGTATCACCTGGCGTATTCACAAGAGAAAATGACCTATCATTCCTAGCACAAGGAGTAGGTGAAATTGGAGCAGCGTTTATAGGACCTTTCAAACAAGGACCTGCGTTCATTCCAACTATTGTGAGAACACAATCCGAATTCGAAGAAATCTTCGGAACACCTGACGGAACATATTATACAGAATATGCAGTGCAAAGGTATTTACAAGAAGCTGGAGTAGCAACAATAGTAAGAGTTGGTGGAATTGGTGGTTATCATCAAGTTGCACCTATCGGTATTTTTGCATCTGGTGGAATGGTTGGAGAAAAACTAATTGGAGTACTTTACTCTACTGAAGCTGGTGATAACAGCTATGGGTTTGGCTCATCCCCAACTATTAGTACAATTGCAGATGGAGCAACTTCTGGTTCATTTGTTATTTCGGCATCATTCGGAACTACAGCTCCTATTTCTTCTTCAATATTACCAAGAGATACAAATGACCTTTCTGATGTATTTGGTGAATCAGCATTTGGTCCTAAATTAGCATACACTTATACATATTTTGAAAATGTTGCATCTGCATCTTATTCAAATACAACAACTGATGCTAATTCAAATGGTACAAGAATTAGTGCAGCGGCATTACCTACTCAAGAGTATGGTGATATTTCAGCAGCAGAAACTCCATATGTAAAATCTCAACTAGTAAATGGTGAAAGATATGACCTATTTAAGTTTGTAACTTTAGGACATGGTACTCCATACAATACTAAATTTAAAGTTGGTATTTCAAATGTAAAAGCAGCAGGTGAAGATGGTTCAACTGATTATTCTACATTCACTGTAACTATTAGAAGTTATGGTGATACCGATAAGAGAAAAGTTGTATTAGAAACATTTAATAATGTAAATTTAGACCCTGCATCTCCAAACTATATTGCAAGAAGAATTGGTGATAGATATTTCACAATTGACAATAGTGGTAAAATTACTGAATATGGTGATTATACAAACAAATCAAAATATATCAGAGTTGAAATGGCTACAAATAGTGTAGGTAATCCTATTTCAGCAGCACCATTTGGACATGGAGCATATTCAAACCCAATCGAAGCAACAAATAACGCACAAGCACTTAAAGTTCCTGCAGTAGTATTCCAAACAAATTCTACTGGTAATGGTTCATCTTCTCCAGTGTATTTCTCTGGATTTGATTTTGAAACTGAAGGTGTTTCACAAGATAACGCAAACTATTCTAAACCAATCCCTGCAAACGCACAAACTGGTTCAAACGTAATATTTGCATTCGATTCTCAACTTACATATCAATTGACTGGTTCTGTATCAGCGGATATGGTTAAGAGACAATTTGTGTTGGCGTTCCAACATGGGTTTGATGGTAGTAACCCTACTGTAAAAATTAATTTGGGTAACGATATAACTGCAGCAAATACACAAGGATTTAATTGTGCAACTTCAGTATCTTCTGGTTCAGTTGCATATACAAAAGCAATTAACGCAGTTGGTAATCCTGATGAATGGGATATTAACTTAGTTGCAACTCCTGGTATTATTAGAGACCTTCACCCAGCTATTACTACAAAAGTAATTGATATGGTTGAAGATAGACAAGATTGTTTCTATATCGCAGATTTCGTTGGTGCAAGTGCAACAATTACTGAAGCAACTGAACAATCAAACGCAGTAGATTCAAACTATGTAGCAACTTACTATCCTTGGATTAAGACAGTTGATACTAATACAAACAAATTAACTTCTGTTCCACCATCAGTATTGTTACCTGCAGTATTTGCGGCTAACGATAGATTAGCAGCTGAATGGTTCGCACCAGCTGGTTTGAATAGAGGTGGTATCATCGGAGCGGTTAGTGTATTGAATAGACTTACACACGCTGAAAGAGATACTCTATATGAGAACAAAGTAAACCCAATCGCGGCATTCCCTGGACAAGGTATTGTAGCATTCGGACAAAAAACATTGCAAGATAAAGCATCGGCATTAGATAGAATCAACGTAAGAAGATTACTTATCACTGTTAAGAAGTTCATCGCATCTACATCTCGTTATTTAGTGTTTGAACAAAACACCGCAACAACTAGAGCAAGATTCTTAAATACTGTAAACCCTTATTTAGAGGCAATCCAACAAAGACAAGGTTTATACGCATTTAGAGTTGTGATGGATGAATCAAATAACACACCTGATGTAATTGATAGAAACATATTGGCAGGACAGATATTCCTACAACCTGCGAAGACTGCGGAATTCATCGTAATTGATTTCAACATTCTTCCAACTGGAGCATCTTTCAACGCATAATATGAATTTGAAAGTAATAGATATTTATTAATATAAAATAAAAGGAAAGTAAAATGGCAGAAATATTAGAGTTTGACAAGATGTTCTATACGAACTTCGAACCTAAAATGAAAAACCGTTATGTGATGGAGATAGATACTATCCCTTCATATATGGTAAAAGCAGCAGCAAGACCTTCAATTAACTTTGAACCTGTTGTATTAGACCACATCAATATCAAAAGAAAATTGCAAGGTAAGGGCGAGTGGCAAGATATTACTATTACTCTATATGACCCAATTGTTCCATCTGGAGCACAAGCAGTAATGGAGTGGATTCGTTTAGGACATGAATCTATTACTGGTAGACGTGGATACGCAGATTTCTATAAAAAAGATATAGATTTCTATATGTTAGGTCCAGTTGGTGATAAGATTGAGCAGTGGAAACTAAAAGGTGCATTTATTGTATCTGCAAACTTTGGTGATGTTGCTTTTGATTCTAATGAGCCTGCAACAATTGAATTAACGTTAGCTTACGATTACGCAATTCTTGAATTCTAATCTAAGAAAAACTATAAAATTAAGGGATACTCAAAAGGTATCCCTTTTTTATTTCCAATTTTTTTAAAGTTATGTATTTATATATACATAAAACACATATAAGTTATGGCAGAAATAAATATTAAGCAACAAACACCAACTCCTGTTGGAAATGAGCGTAAAAGTTTTGATTTTCCAACTGAAATTATCGAATTACCATCGCAAGGATTAGTTTATCCTGAAGGTCACCCATTGAGAAAAGGAACTTGTGAAATCAAGTATATGACAGCAAGAGAAGAAGATATTCTTGCAAACCAAAACCTTATTAAGAAAGGAATTGTTTTGGATAAACTATTCGAATCGGTAATCGTAGAACCAGGACTTAATCCAAACGATATTTTTATTGGAGATAAAAACGCTATTCTTTTAGGAACTCGTATTTTAGGATATGGTGCAGATTATCACGTTGAAATTACTGACCCATTTACATACGAAAAACAAAAAACGGTAATTGATTTATCTAAAGTTAAAACTAAAGATATTAATTATGATTTGTTAAATGGTAATAATAGATATAAATTTACATTACCATCAAATGGGACGGAAATCGAATTCAAATTAATTACACATGGTGATGAACAAGAAATTACAAAAGAAGTTCAAGCATTAGAGAAGTTAAATAAGAATTCAGGTAATTCTTACGATGTTACTACCCGTTTAAAATATATGATTGTATCTGTTGGTGGAAACGAAGATAGAGGATTCATTAATAGATGGGTAATAAATTCTTTCTTAGCAAAGGATACAAAAGCTTTTAGAACTTATGTAAAAGAAATATCACCGGATTTAGATTTAAAATTTGAATTTATATCCGATATTACTGGCGAGACGGAGGCGCTGGATATACCCTTCGGGATTAACTTTTTTTACCCTTCCAACTGATTATAGAATTCAACTCCATTCTCAAATTTGGGAAATGGTTCAGTTTGGTAATGGGTTTACTTGGTCAGAGGTTTATCATATGCCAACATATCTTCGTAAATTTTACTTTAATAAGTTGATAGAATTAAAGAAAAAAGAAGCAGAAGAAGCCAAAAAAGCACAAAGTAAAGCAAGAATACCTAAAGTGAGGATGCGTTAAAGTCCTCACTTTTTTGTTTGTCAATATTTATAGAAAACAATAGAATAATCATGTCAACAAATAAACCACAAATAAAAGAAGGACTTCCATCTATGTTAAAAAAATTTACTGATGATTTTTTTGATGGATTAAAAATAGGAGCAATTAATAGAGCATTAGAAAAGGCTAAGAAAAGTAAAGATATGCCACCACCTGTTGTTGAAAAATTAATTGATATTGATAGAGAAGTAAAAGAGTTGGAAAAAACTCTTAAAAAATACGAAAAGTAATTAATAGATGGCTGAGAATTTTTCAGAAATGAATTATAAAGACCTGATTGCAAAAAGTAAAGAATTGCGTCAGGAGGAACAAGAGCGTATAAAGGTTTTGCGTGATGCTCGTGATATGTCTGAAAAAGAATTAGCAGATGTTGTAAAAAAAGATAGTGTATTAAAAGAAATTGCTGCTAAAGAAAAAGCCGTTCTCAGAGTATTAAAAGTAAAAAGAGAACAACAAAAGTTAATTACTGATGATTTAATTAGACAAGAATCATCTTTAAAAAGTCTATCCGCTGAATTAGCACCTTTGGTTAAAATGGATAGACAAAGATTAGAATTACAAAGAACTCAAAAAGATATTAGTGCCGAAACTGCACAAGCATTTAATAATATTGCAGATTTAAATCAACAATTAGCAGAACTTTCATCGGATGATATTACAAGTAGAGCTATTCTAAGAGAG